ACAACGAGGACGGCTTCAATCCGGCGCTGCTCTTCTCTGACGGCGGCAATGGCATCCTGTGGGACTTCACAGCAACCGGGCCGCTGTTTACGGACAGCGCAGGAACGACCCCGCTTACGGCGGCGGCGCAGACTATCGGCATGGTGCGGGATGGATCACGGACTCGTTCCCCTGCGACGGCTTATGCCGGGGCGCAAGCAAGCGCGGGGCTGCGGCCAAGCTATGGCATTGCTCCGGTATCGCGGCGGCAGCTGGCTATTTATAGCGAGGATTTTTCTAACGCGGCTTGGGCAAAAGGCAACGGAGGGACGGGGTCCGTCCCGACGGTAACAAGTGATTACGGCATTGCGCCAGACGGAACGACCACGGCGGCGCGCGTTCAATTGTCGCTCGGCGGCGGAACCACGATATCTGATCAAAGCCTTCTTGTGCAAATAACTGCAATCACGAATTGCAGCCAATCATGGTATATCAAAACCACCGACGGGTCTTCCAAGACTATCTACATGAGGGGGCAATCCGCGCAGTCCTTTGTCGTTACTGGAGATTGGGCGCGCTACAGTTATGACGTTGGAACCACTTTACCGACACAGATCGGAATTGGGCTGCGTGGGGGGCAAACTCCGACAAACTCTGACACCGCCGATCTTCTGGTCTGGCACCCTCAATTCGAAAGTGGGATCGGGACTGTCACCACCTATCAGAAGTCTGTCACCGCGCTGGAAATCACCGAAAGCGGGGTTTCGTCGCACGGTTACGCGCGCCCGGATCGCTCTGACGATATTCTGTCCACCGTCCTGACATTGGCGCAAACCGGCGATGTGATGGTATTCGGGCGCACGGGGTCTTGGATTGAAACGGGCCGGGTTTACGGGGCAGGGGCGACGTTCTCGGTGGGTCTGGCAAGTAACGCTCTTACTGGTGCAACAAGCGTTTCCGCGCTTACAGCCCTAAACATCCTGCGGGCCGTTGGCGATGTCGTCGGCATCGTGGCAATGGGCAGGGCCAGCACGGCGGCGGAGCAGGCGTCCGCAATGGCCTATTTCCGGGCGCGGGGGGCAGCTGGGTTTTTTGTGGCGGGCGCTGAAATTCTGCCGAATGGCGGGTTTGACAGCGCTACGGGATGGTCAGTTCCTGCCGGGTGGGCGATTGCGGCGGGCGTTGCGACATCATCCTCGTTGAATAATTCTCTTGCGACGACAGGAGTGACGCTTACTGCTGGCCAACCATATCTTGTTGAGTTCACATGGACCCGCACAAGTGGAAACCTTTACGCAAGAGTGGGTGCTGGATCGGCGGTTGTAATCCAAACCACTGGAACCTTTCAAATGACTTTGGTTGCCGTCAACACCTCAGGAGTTGAATTTTACGGGGGCCTCGCTGTCGGAGTTCTTGACAACGTATCCTGCAAGCTTCTGGTGGCATCATGACAAGCGCAGTTCTAATCATCCCCGCCGCCATGCGGGACGCGGCCAATGCAGTCGGAATGGCCATGAATTGGGGGCCGGATAACTACACGATCCCCCTTTCCAGCGATGGGGTAACTGTGACACACTACGGGTGCCGAACGGGCGTAAGTCAGGAGTTTATCGCCATGCTTGACGCGCCCCCAAACATCCCCGGCATTGCCGAAGTGATTGCCGCGCTGATTGTGGACTTGAGCGACAGCCTAGCGCCATGGGATCATGCAGATGCGGCCTTTGCGGCGGCTGGGCTTGTGAGGGCCACGTCATGACCCCGTTCCGCGCAACCGTCCTAGCCTGCGGTGTTGCCCTTGTGGCACTCTATGGCTTCGCTGCATCCCTGCAAGCCCGGACAGTCACCAATGACCCCGGCGGCGTGGCATCTGACCGGCTGGTCTATGTGGTCGGCCATTGGTATGAGGAGGTGCGGGTAGTCGGCTTCTGTGCCTCGGCCTGCACCTTCTATCTCGGTATGCCGAACGCCTGCACAACCAAGAAAGCCCGATGGCTTTTCCACGGGCCAAAGGGCGGCACCGACGAGGAAAACGCAGCATGGGTGCCGGTCATTGCGAACATGTATCCAGAGCCGATCAAGACCGCGTTTCTCACGGATTGGCAGTATCGTGAGACCACGCTTCGCGGGGCTGAGTTGATCGGGATAGGGACGATCAAGGAATGTGAATAATGCTAGACGTATTCGATACAATGATGCAATGGATTGTGGCTCCGGTGGCCGCGTTCGTTTTCATGATGCATCGCCGGATGCAGGGGCACGATACTGACATCGCCGTGCTGAAAGCCATGCAGGTGTCGACCAAGGAAGCGTATGACCGCGAGTTCAGCGAAGTGGGCGAAGGGTTCAGGAACGTGCTGACCAAGCTTGAAAGCATCGAGCAGCACTTGAGGAAGTGACCAACGCCGAGGAGGCAACCATGGCTGTTACCAAGACCCCCACGAACTATTCGACCAACAAGCGCGTCAAACCGGCGGCCGCAGGCGCTCCGGCGTTCGGCGCGGGCCCCAAGACCGCTGCAGGCAGCAAGCGCATCAAGCCCGGCGACAAGAACACGACCTCGGCGAAGTTCGTGCGCCCGCCCAAGTGAGGTTGCCCGATGGCCACGAAGCGCATCGACAAGGCCAACACGCCGTGCAACAGCCCGAAGCGGACGCCGCTGCACCCGAATAAATCGCATGTCGTCAAGGCGTGCGTGGGTGAAAAGCAGAAGGTGATCCGCTTCGGAGAGAAAGGTGCCAAGACGGCAGGTGCGCCCAAGCTTGGCGAGGGCACCTCGGTCAAGAACAAACGGAAGAGTGTCAAGGCTCGCCACCGGGAAGACATCGCCAAGGGTAAGATGTCCTCGGCGTGGTGGTCGGATAGGGAGAAGTTCTAATGGCCAGCGTCGTGCCCGATCTGCCCGAACTGTTCGAGGAAGCCTTTGAGAGGGCCGGCTTCGAGATGCGCTCCGGGTATGACCTGAAGACCATCCGGCGCAGCTTGAACCTGCTGTGCCTCGAGTGGGCCAACCGCGGCTTGAACCTCTTCACGGTCGAGGCTGGGACACAGGCGCTTGTTGCGGGGACCGCGACCTACACGATGCCGACAGGCACCATTGATCTGATCGAGCACATGCTGCGCACCGGGTCAGGGACGTCCCAGCAGGACACATTCCTCGAGCGCATCAGCGTGTCGACCTACGCCCAGCAGACCAACAAGGCGATGCAGGCGCGGCCGACGCAGGTCTACATCAACCGGGGGCCGGTGAACACGACCGTGACCCTGTGGCCGGTGCCAGACAGTGCGCAGACCTACACGTTGGCCTACTATCGCCTCAAGTACATCGACGGGGTTGCGTCGGGCATCGGCGGCGACGTCACCTCGGTTCCTCCGCGCTTTGTGCCCGCTCTCGTGGCCGGGTTGGCCCTCCATGTGGCGTCCAAGCGCCCGGACGCCGAGATGCGCATTCCGCGGCTCAAGGCTGATTACGAGGAGCAGTTCACGCTCGCCGCTGGAGAAGACCGCGAACGCGCTTCCGTGTTCCTCACACCCGGAGGCAACTGATGTATGCCAAGGGCACCAAGGCTTTCGGGTTTTGCGATAAGACCGGGTTTCGGTATCCGCTGAAGGATCTCGTGTATGAGGTCGTCAACGGGCGCCGCACCGGCTTCCGTGTCGGCAGGGACATGCTTGATCCGGATCACCCCCAGAACTTCCTTGGGCGGGTAAAGGCGAGCGATGCAATCTCGCTCCGCGACCCGCGCCCGGACACCGGCCTCGCCGAGTCTCGTGCGATCTGGGGCTGGAACCCCGTAGGCAACCCTGTGCAGAGTATGATAGGGTCTGTTGGAACCGTCATCGTAACCTCCGAGGAGTGATCTCATGGACTCGTCCCCGCGCCCGAAAGCGAACCCCCGCCTTGCAGCCATGACCAAGTCGACGCGGCCGAAACAGCGCTCCCAGAAAGCCATGGACGCCGCGTTTGACGCCGAGATGAGTGCCACGGTTGCTCGGGGCAACAAGAACGCCCAGCCGGACAAGATGGCCAGCGGCGGCATCTGCCGGGGCATGGGTGCAGCAACCAAGGGCGGCAAGTTCAGCCGGTCGGCCTGATAAATGAACTATGCCGAGCTCACAGCTGCGCTGCAGGACTATCTCGAGACCCGCGAACCCACGTTCGTGGCCAGCATCCCCACGTTCATTCGTCAGGCAGAGCAGCGGATCTATCGCACCGTGCTCATCCCGGAGTTCCGCAAGAACTCCACCGGGCAGATGACATCCGGGAATCGCTACCTCGCGCGCCCGACGGACTTCATCAGTGCCTTCTCGCTGGCTGTGATCGACGGGGACGGGGACTATACCTACCTGCTCGACAAAGACATGAACTTCATGCGGGAAGCCTACCCGAACCCCACCACGTCCGGGGTGCCGCGGTTCTATGCGCAGTTCGTCGGGGACAGCACCGAGAGTGCCGCAGGGTCGTTCCTTCTGGGGCCGACGCCGAACGCCAACTATCAGGTTGAACTGCAGTATTATTACGACCCGCCGTCCATCGTGGACGCGGGCACGTCTTGGCTCGGCGACAACGCGTCGACGGCCCTGCTCTATGGTGTGATCCTCGAGGCCTACACCTTCCTGAAGGGTGACGCGGACATGGTGGCGACCTACAAGGGTCGCTATGACGAGGCGCTCACGCATCTGGGTATCATCGACGTGCGCAGCAAGCGCGACAGCTACCGCGACGGCGACATGAGGGTGGAATGATGTTCACGGGCAACTTCCTCTGCACCAGCTTCAAGGTCGAGCTTTTCAAGGGCGTCCACGACTTCGCTGTCGGCGGGGCCGTCTTCAAGCTTGCACTCTATGGCGACACTGCGTCGCTCAATGCAGCGACCACCGCCTACACGGCGACCGGAGAGATTGCCACGACAGGGGATTACGTCGCTGGCGGCGTCACGTTGAGCCAGATCGAGCCGGTCGCCTCTGGCACCACGGCCATGGTATCCTTCGACTCTGCAGTCGTGACCGGCGGGGCTGTGTCGGCGCGCGGCGGGTTGATCTACAACAGCTCGGTGGTCGGAAACCCGGCAGTCATGGTCATGGACTTTGGCCTTGTGCGGACCACGGTGGCAGGCTTGTTCACGGTCCAGTTCCCCTTGATGACTGCGGAGTCGTCGATCATCCGAATCCAGTGAGGCGTCATGGTCAAGTTCGTCAACCGCGCCAAGATGACCACGTCAACGGTTGGGACCGGTCTCATCACGCTTGGGTCGGCGGTGGCCGGGTTTCAGAGCTTCGCCGCGGCGGGGGTCGCCAATGCCGAAACAGTTCGCTACGCCATCGAGGACGGGGACGCGTGGGAGATCGGCGCGGGGGTCTACAGTGCCAGCGGCACCACCCTCAGCCGCACCGTGTTGGAGAGCAGCAACAGTGATGCGCCCCTGAGCCTCAGCGGGCTGGCGATGGTCTTTGTCACGGCGGCCGCCGTTGATCTGGCTCAGGCGTCCTCAGATACGCCCGCTCCGCTGGGCGCGGCAACGGCCGGGGCATCTGCGGCATACGCTCGTGGGGATCACGTGCACGCGCTACCGACGGCGTCGACCTTCGGCATCCGGACCGAAACCGCCAGCTATGTGCTCGCAGCAGCCGACTGCACCGTTCTGGCGGACGCCACGGCGGGCGCGGTGACGATCACGCTACCCTCGGCCGTGGCGTCCGGGCGCGTCTTCAACATCAAGAAGATGGACGCCACGGCGAATGCCGTGATCCTCGCGGCGGCGGGCGGCGACACTATCGACGGATCGAGCACGGCTTCGATCTACGTCCAGTACCTCACCCTGACCGTGCAGTCGTTCGGCTCCGGCTGGGCCATCATCTAGGAGCGTGACATGTCATATGTCCCCATAGCGGCGAATCAAGAGATCACCTTCGACGCAGGTGCACGGGCCCGCACGTCCCAGCTGACCACGCTCTTTGACGGCAAGACGCTGAACGCCGACGACACCAACATCTGGTCCTCGGCGGGCACCGGCAGCCAGACGTTCAGCAACTCCATCGTGAGCATGGCGGTGACGGCGGGGCAATATGCCATGCGCCAGAGCCGCCTCTACATGCCCTACTATTCCGGCAAATCGCAGACTGTCGAGATCACCTTCGACACCTTCGCCAACGACGCCAACGTGGTCAAGCGCGTCGGGTATTTCTCCAGCAACGCTGTCGCGCCTTACGACAGCACCTATGACGGGGTCTGGATCGAGGCCACCGGCACCAGCTACAAGCTCTGTGTCGCCAACGCGGGGTCGCTCAAGCTCAACCTCGACTGGACCTTGTGGGATGGTTACGACCAGCTGTCCGGATATGACTGGGACAGCTTCACGGTGGCCCTGATCGACTTCCTGTGGTTGGGCGGCGCGGTCCTGCGTTTGTTCCTGAAGACTCCGACGGGGTTCGTTCTGGCCCACACCTTCAGCTATGCCGGTAGCGGCGTGGCCGGGACGTTCATGAAGTCCCCGCAGCAGCCGGTGCGGTATGAGATCCGCAGCACGACCGGTTCAGGCAGCCTGTCTGTCATCTGCTCGCAGGTGGCCTCCGAGGGTAGCGCCTCGGAAGTCGGCCAATCCCGGGCGCTCTACAACCCGACGGCCATCACGTGCAACGCCGTTGGTACGACCTACGCGCTGAAAGGCACGCGGGCCTTGGCGGCATTCCGCGATCAGGGGGTCTTCGTCTCCCAGTTCGGCGGTGCCATCACCGCGACGACGGACGTGGGGCTGCTGCTCTTGCTGCGAAACCCGACACTGTCGGCACCACTGACGTGGGAGACCCTCGGGAGCATCGAGGCTGGCACAGCGACAACTCAGACCGTCACGGATCTTGGGTGGGTGGTGGATGTCGTACCTCTCGTCTCGAACGGCGTGTCCCGTCCGCTGGACCGGAACCTTCTGGCCGACCTGACGATCTCGGTTGCCAACGTGCCCGACGAGCTGGTGCTTGCCTATCGGCCGCTCTCCATTAACCAGACCATCATCGGCACCATCACCACTTACCGGCGGTAACCATGCTCGGATTTTCACCCATCGCGGCGCTACCGCTGGGGACGAGCACCCAAGGCGGCATCTGGGGCCCGATCTCGCCCTCGCAGGTGCCGGGATACGCCGGAGTCTCGCCATCACAGGTGCCCGGGTGGGGTGTGATAACACCTGCCCAGACACCCTTGTACGCCGCGGTTGCTCCGACGCAGAATCCGGGCTATTCTCCGATAACTCCGGCTCAGGTCCCCGGGTGGGCCCCGACAACATCGTAAGGTGAACCATGCCAAGTACATTTACCGGGAACCTCGGTATCGAAAAGCCCGGAGACGGTGAGCAGGCGGGCCTCTGGGGAGGGACGGCCAACACGTCCTACGACATCCTTGATGCAGCCATCAACGGCGTCCTTGCGCTCGCGCTGACCGGGACTTCGTCCACCCTGACGACCTCTGACGGGGTTGTTTCCTCGGGCCAGTATCGGGTGCTTGTTCTTGGCGGGTCACCTTCCGGGACGCACACGATCACCGTCAGCCCCAACGATGCGCAGAAGCTCTACTTCGTGCAGAACTCGAGCGGTCAGTCGGTCGTCTTCACGCAAGGGTCTGGCGGCAACATCACCATCGCCAACGGTGACAGCGCGGTCATCTACTGCGACGGGGCCGGTGCGACCGCAGCGGTGTCGAACCTAACGAACAACATTGCCTCGTCGAGCATCAAGATCAGCGGCGGCGCCATTGACGGCACGGCAATCGGCGGCACGACCCCGGCAGCAGGGGCATTTACCACCCTCACCCTGACGACCGATCTGGCCGTAGCAGACGGCGGCACCGGGGTCTCCACCCTAACAGGCATCGTCAAGGGGAACGGCACTTCGGCCTTCTCTGCGGCAGTTGCTGGCACAGACTACCTCGCCCCTGCTGCCGTAGGGGTTTCGGTGCAGGCGTATGACGCGGGCCTGACATCCATTGCGGGTCTGACCACGGCTGCTGACCGGATGATCTACACAACCGGCTCAGACGTGTATGCCGTGGCCACCCTCACGGCTGCTGGGCGGGCGATCCTCGACGACGCTAACGCCGCCGCGCAGTTGGTTACCCTTGGGGCGCAGGGGAGCGATCCGACGCTGACCGCGCTTGCGGGCTTGAATACGACTGCCGGTGTTGTGGTGCAGACTGGCACTGACACGTTCACCAAGCGGACGATCACGGCGGGCGCGGGTGTGACGGTCACCAACGGCGACGGGGTAAGCGGAAACCCGACGATTTCCACACCGGGCTGGACCCTTGTCTCCAACAGTAGCACATGGACGGGCGGCAAGCAGACCATCGCCGGCCTTGGTGGTTATCGCCGGGTTATGGTGTCTTTGGTGCTGACAACAGCAGATGCCGCACAAAACCGCCTCTTGCGGGTCGGTGACGCGGGCGGGATACTCTCCACGTCAATCTATCAGCGCAACGAGGGGGCGGCGCTGACGAAGGCGGTTGCGTCAGGTAACAATGCAACAACTGCTCTCAGCAGCTCGCTGGTCATCGAGAACTTCAACACGACCGAACCCTACAAGCCGATCATCGGTGCGCCGTATAGAAATACCGACACGGCAATGGGTATCCTGACCAGCGCGGTTCTGACGCAGATCGAAGTCTTGAACGATGGCGGAAACATCTTGACCGGGCAGTTGCTTGTATGGGGGGATAACTAATGGTAGTTTCAAATAAACCGCCAACAATGGCGCGTGTGCCTGTCGCACCACAACGTGCGGCGGTTCCCACGCAAGCGCCCGCGCAGCGCTTTCCAAGAAAGGGAATCGGACGTGAGACGCATTGACGAAATTGTCGTCCATTGCACGGCCACCGTGCCGGACTGGATGGCGAACAAGCCGACGACCGCCAAAGTGGCCGAGGTGCGCGCGTGGCACATAAAGGATCGCGACTGGAAGGACATAGGCTATCATTTTCTGATCGACCGGGATGGCACTGTCGCCAAGGGCCGGCCTCTTGGGCAGGTCGGCGCGCATGTGCAGGGGCACAACACCGGCACCATCGGGGTGAGCCTGATCGGGGGCTTCGGCTCGTCGGCGGATGACGCTTTTGAGGACAACTTCACGCCGGAGCAAGACGAGGCGCTGCGGGGTCTGATCGAGCGTCTGGAGCATGAGTATCCAACGATCACCAAGGTCACCGGCCACAATGCCTATGCCGCGAAGGCCTGCCCCGGGTTCCGGGTCGACAAGTGGCTTGGCACCGCTCCGCCGGAGCGCACGAGCCTTCTCCAGTCCACCACGGTGCAGGCGTCGGCTGTGCAGCTGGCCACGGGCGTGGGCGCTGCTGCCTCGGGTGTCGCGGCGCTTGACGGGACCGCGCAGCTTGTCGCTCTCGCCGTCGCAGGGGTCGTTATCCTCGCCGCGGCGTGGATCATGCGCGAGCGGATCAAGAAATGGGCGAACGGTGTGCGATGATGGCCCGGCTGAAACTCTGGCTCGCGGTCGCGGGCGCCGTCATCGTCGCTCTGGCAGCAAGCTGGTTTGGTGGCAGAAAGTCAGCCGCGGCTGACATCAAGGCAAAACAGACCGAAGCTGACCTGACGGGAACCCTGCGCGCGGAGGAGATCGAGAATGAAGTTGAAGCTCTCGCTGATGATGATCTCAAGCGTCGGGCTCGTAAGTGGGTGCGTAACCCCTCGTGAGTGCGTCTGGACAGACACGATTCTCTTCGATAACGAAAGTGTCGTTGACTGGCTGGGGAGCAATGACCCCGAGCTGCTTGTGGGCGTGACGGCACACAACGAGAAGCGTGCAGAGTTCTGCCCGTAGCGGTGCCGCCCGGTCTGGTGTATTGTGCCTGAGCACAGGAGATCGACATGCCTCTGACCAAGCTCCAGTTCCGGCCCGGGATCGACCGCGAGACCACCGACTACACCAACGAAGGTGGCTGGTGGGATTGTAACCGCATTCGCTTCCGCGACGGCATGCCGGAGACTGTCGGGGGCTGGTCCAAGTATTCGAGCAGCACGTTTCTCGGCACCTGCCGGGCTCTGATCGGCTGGCGGACGCTGGACGGCAACCAACTCTTGGGCGTCGGGACCAACCTCAAATACTACCTGAACCGCGGCGGGCAGTTCTTCGACATCACCCCTCTTCGTGCCACGACTGCTGCCGGGGGCGTAACTTTCGCTGCGACAACGGGCAGCACGGCGGTCACGGTTTCTGACACATCGCACGACGCGGTCGTGGGCGATTTCGTGACGTTTTCTGGCGCGGTGTCTCTGGGCGGGGATCTCAGTGCTGTGGTTTTGAACCGCGAATACCAAGTCGTCACTGTCATCGGGGCCAACAGCTACACCATTACGGCGCCGACTCCGGCCACCAGCGGGGACACCGGGAACGGCGGAATACTGACCGTGGGTGCCTATCAGATCCAAGTGGGACTCGACACCTCGATTGTCGGCACCGGCTGGGGCGCAGGTGCGTGGGGAGCTGGCGGCTGGGGCTCCCCTGCCGACACGAGCGTTGCGGGCGCGCAGTTGCGTCTCTGGTCGCACACGGCCTATGGTGAGGACCTTGTCTACTGCCCTAGTGGCGAGAACATCTACTATTGGGACCGGACCAGCGGCCTGACCGCCCGCGGCGTGACGCTGGCGTCCCTGCCCAGTGCCAACCAGAGCCCGACCGTGGCGAACATGGTCTTGCTGTCGGAGCGGGACCGGCACCTTCTCGCCTTCGGGGTCGACGATGCGTTCACCCCCGGGGTTCTCGATCCCTTGCTCATCCGGTTCTCGTCTCAGGAGAGCCTGACCGATTGGGAGAGCCGGCCGACAAACACCGCAGGCAGTCTGCGCATCAGCTCGGGCATCAAGATCGTCACCGCGGTGCAGACTCGGCAGCTGATCCTTGTTCTGACAGACGCGAGCGTGCACACCGTGCAGTTCCTCGGGCCCCCGTTCACCTTCGGCCTGTCTGAAGTTGCCTCTGGCACGACCATCGCAAGCCCGAACGCGGCGGTATCTGTCGGCGACGAAGTGCTCTGGATGGGCCAAGGCGAGTTCTATCGGTTCAACGGCCTCGTGCAGCAGGTCCCCTGCGGCGTGAAGTCTTACGTCTTCGAAGACATCAACACGACGCAGTATGCGAAGGTCACCGCGGGCCACAACTCGTCCTTCGGCGAGGTCTGGTGGTTCTACCCGTCGGCCGACAGCCAAGAAAATGACCGCTACGTCACCTACAACTACCTGCAGCAGATATGGTATTACGGGGAGCTCGCGCGCACGGCGTGGATCGACCGCGGCGTGCTGCAGAGCCCGATTGCGGCCAGCCCAGAGGGCTACCTGTACTACCACGAGACCGGCGTCGCCGACGGGGAATACACCCCGGCCACCAGCCTCGGTGCCTATGTCGAGTCGAGTGCGGTGGACCTCGGCGAGGGTGACCAATACATGTTCATCACCCGGATGATCCCGGACATCACGTTCGCGCGGTCGACCGGAGAGACTGCGCCGACGGCGACCATGACGATCAAGATGCGGAACTTCCCGGGCGGCGGGAACACAACCAACAACGCCCGGATGATCACGCAGACGGTTGCGGCCCCCGTCGAGGAGTTCACCGAGCAGCTCTACCTCCGCCTGCGGGGCCGCTCCGCAATCTTCCGGGTGGAATCTGACTGCGCCTGCACCGCGTGGCGGCTTGGCAGCCCGCGGGTGGACATCCGAACTGATGGCCGCAAATCATGAGCCGCGGACTCAACACCCCCTACTTCTCGAATCCGACCCCGCAGTATGACCAGCGGTATATGTCGCAGCTGGTGCAGGCGTTCGCAATCTTCACGAGGCAGGTGCAGACCCCCGGGTCGTGGCAGGCGACCGAGCTCACGCTGACGGCCGAGACCGGGAACGTCGACCGGGGGCAGCTGTCGTGGAACATCACCGAGGACACAGTTGACATCACCATGGGGGACGGGATCACCCAGCAGGTGGGGTTCGAGACCTATATGAGGTGTGAAAACGACACCGGGGTGACAATTCCCAACGGCACTGTCGTAGGCTTCGCTGGGGTCAACGGCGAGATCAAGGTCTCCCCGTACATCGCAGATGGCACGGTTCCGGATCTCTATTTCGTCGGCGTCACGACGTCGGACATCCTCGACGGTGAGGTTCGCCCGGTCACGATCTACGGCAAGGTGCGCGAGCTCGACACAAGCGCTTGGTCCGTCGGGGACATTCTTTACGCCTCGCCAAGCGCCGCGGGGGACTTCACGAACGTGCGGCCCACCGCACCCAACTCCGTCATCGTCGTCGCGGCAGTTCTGGTGGCGGATGCCACAAACGGTGCCATCTTGGTGCGTCCGACAATCCCCATCGGGCTTAACTACGGGACGTTCACCTCGTCGGCCGACCAGACGCTCGCGACGCCGGGCACGGCGACGGCCGTCACGTTCAACACAACCGAGATTTCCCACAATGTCGCCATCGGATCGCCCACTTCGCGGCTCGTGGTGGATGAGGCAGGCCTCTATCAGGTCGCCATATCCGCACAGATGACATCGGGTAGCGCGAGCGCCAAGAACGTATTCATCTGGCTCGACAAGAATGGAAGTAACGTCCCGGACTCAACCCGTGCCGTGACGCTGTCCGCAAACTCGCAGTATTTCCCGTTCTCGACAACCTATGACATCTCGCTCGCCGCGACGGATTATGTCCGGGTCATGTGGGCTTCAAGCGACACCAACGTCACTCTCGACGCCATTGCCGCCAGCGCCTTCGCACCCGCAGCCCCCTCCGTGATCGTCTCGGTCACACAAATACAGCTATGAGGTAGTCAAGCCGCTCTGGCTTTGCTATCTTGCATTAACCGTTCAGGAGTACCGCCATGGTCCTACCCCTTCTTCTTGGCGCGCTGGCGCCGCAGCTTCTGACAGGCATGTCGCCTCTGCTGGCCGGGGCCATCGGGTCAGGTATCGGCGGAGCGATCCAGTCAGGTGACCTCGAGACAGGTCTGCTGACCGGCCTCGGTGCCTTTGCCGGTGGCAGTCTTCTTGGTCCGATGCTTGGCGGTGGCGCTGATGCAGCTGCGCAGGCAGCTGCATCTGCCGCCCCGGTCGCGGTGCCCGCGGGGCAGATTTCCACAGGTTCTCTGGCTGCCGGGCAGACGGCTCTCGCGCCCGGTGCCGCAGGCGTGACGGGGATGTCGCCCGCACAATTCATGCCGCCGCCCACGGCGACTGCGATCCCGGCCCCGGCCCCGGCGAATGCCGGTATTGCCGGAGGCCTCAAAGGTCGCATCGGGGAGGCCTTCAAGTTCGCCAAGTCGCCCACGGGCATGGGCGTCGGCATCGGTTCCATGGCGGGGCCCATGCTGGCCGGAACGCTCGGCCTCGGCGATGACGGTGGTGGCAAGAAGGGTGGCGGCAAGGGTCGCCCCGGAGACAAGGAGCCTCGTGCGATCCCGCGTATCCCCGTGATGCCCGGGGTGGGCTACCGACCGGGGACGAGCGGCGAGCACAACTACGGCATCGGCACCCCCTATAGTGCCGGCCAGATCATGAATTACACCAACAACGGGGTGCTTCCCTATGCCGACGGCGGCATGCTGCAGCGCATGGTGAACCCGAATCTTCCGATCCTCGGCCCGGTCCGGCTGTCGCGCGGCGGTATCGTGGCGCTGGCCGAAGGAGGCGACCCCGGGGAGCAGGCGCAGGCTCCGAACGAGCGCGAAGTGATCTCTGCGGCCGTCGCGGCGGTCAAGGGGCAGCACCCGCAGCCCGAGATCGCCCTTGGTGCCTTCCTTGCGCAGTACGGCGAGGAGGCTCTGCGCCAGCTCGTTGACGCAGTTGAGGGCGGGAAAATGGGCGAGACCGCGGATCGGTTCGCCGAAGGCGAGAAGGGTGAAGTCCGCGGCCCGGGCGACGGGTCCGGCAAGGACGACATGGTGCCCGCCAAGATGGACGACGGTTCTGGCGACGTTCTGCTCTCTGATGGCGAGTTCGTGCTTCGCAAGGACGCCACCGACTCCCTCGAGCGCATGTTTGGCGGCGGATTCCTTGACTCGGTCAACAAGGCCGGGCCCAAGGCCGCGGATGTCGCCCGTCGGCGGATGGCAATGGGATGAGGAACGTCCGGTGCCTCCCTGTGCCGAAGGAGCACCTCACGACAATCTGGCCGGTCGTCTCCCCCCTGTTGGCGAAAGCTGTGGCAACCGCGCCGGGCAAGTTGAGTGTTGAGGACGTTCTCGACGGGGCTTACAACGGCACCTACTTGCTCTGGCTCATCCTCATTGACGAGAAGATCGTCGCGACGGTCACCACCCGGATCATCGTTTACCCCAAGTGCCGCGCCATGGCGCTGGACTGGATCGGCGGGGAGCGTATGCGGGAGTGGCTTAGCCCCGCGATGCGTGTTATGAAAGAGCATGCCCTTCGGAACAACTGCTCCCATCTTGAAGGTTACGGCCGGGAAGCTTGGGACAGGTGGGGTAGACGAGAGGGCTGGCGGCCGGACTATGTGGCCTTCAAGATGGATTTGACCGATGGCGAACTCCCTGTATAACCCGTTCAGCATCTTGCGCCACGTGCACCCGCGGAGCGCGGGCATGATGGTTTTTGGCGGCTCTGGCAACACGACGTCGACGGTCACGCAGCAGGACATCCCCAAGGAGTTCTACCCGTATTTCGAGCGGATGCTGGTGCGTGGGGAAGAGGCGAGCCTTGAGCCCTACATGCCATACGACGACCCCCGCATGGCGGGTCAGACGGCCGACACCCTCGCGTCGCAGGACATGATTCGGAACATTGCGTCGGCCGGTCAGCCGGGGCTCGACTTTGCCACCGACACCGCGACGCAGAACATCACCAACATCGAGGGTCTGGCCGAGGGCGACCCCTATCAGTTCTCGCAGTATCAGTTCGGCCCATCGGGCACGTTCACCGGCGACGCGGTCTCGCAGTACATGTCCCCCTACATGGAGAACGTGCTCGATCTGCAGAAAGAACGTGCACAGGAAGACTATCTGACTGCCCAAGGCGGCCGGAGCGCTGCCGCGGTGAGCGCAGGGGCCTTCGGCGGATCACGCCAAGCTGTGGCGGAATCCTTGGCCGAACGCGACATGTTGTCGCGCATGCGCGACATCGACGCCACCGGGATGCAGTCAGCGTACAGCGACGCCCAGCAGATGTTCGAGGCCGACCGGGCCGCCCGGATGCAGACGGATCAGTCGCAGGCAGGTGAGCTTTCCCGGGTGCAGGCCGGTCAGTCCGGGGAGAACCTTGCGCGCGATCAGTTCGGGATGCAGGCCTTCAGCACCTCGTCGGATATGGCTGGGCAGTTGGCGGACCTGTCGGAGAGGGCCCGTGCCGGCGACATCCAAGCGGCACAGCTCCTCGAGCTTGTCGGGCGGTCGAATGAGGCGCGGTCGCAGGCCGAGCTTGACCTTGGCTATGAGGACTTCATCCGCCAGCAGGACTATCCGATGGACCGGCTCCAGCAGCTGTCCGCGATGCTGCACGGGCTGCCCATCGCCAACGCAGGCACAACGACACAGCAGGTGCCGTACAACCCGATCCAGCAGGCGCTCGGCATGGGCATCTCGGCGATTGGCCTCTACAACGCCATGGCATAAAGGTGCGGCATGAACATCCTTGACGTACAGGACAAGCTGAAAAATCTCTCCGAGCAGCAGCTCGTGCAGGAGATGCAGATGCCGTCTGGCTCAGCGCCGCAGTTTCTCGTCTTGTCGGAGATGTCCCGGCGCAAGCGGATGCGGGATGATCTGACGAGCGCCCAGCAAGCTCCGCAGCGCACGGTTGCCGAAGAGGCCGTGGCCGCCGCAGGCGTCCCGCAGGCAGGTCTTGGGCAGATGGCCCGTGCCATGGCTCCACAGACCGACGTGACGCAGAACACTGGCATCGGTTCATTGATGCCGCAGGCCCCCGTGCAGGGTATGGCTGAGGGCGGCGAGGTCGGCGGTCCCACCGTCGTGCGCAACGGGCGCCGCTATACGCAGTTGCCGAACGGCATGCTGATCGACGCAGCGACAGGCCTCCCCGCCAATCCAACGTCTCCCCAAGATGAGATGCTCCTCGGCGCACAGGGCTTTGAGCGGCGCACCGGCCTGCCCGCAGACATCGACGCCTACCTTGCCCGTCCGATGGACGGCGACTTCTGGACGACTGGCGTACCTCCCGCTCTGACCGGCTACGCTACTCATGCTGGCCCCCCGTCGCATGCCGCCCGCGCAGAGGTCGGGATTTCTCCTTATCAGGAAGATAACGTCTACGACTGGACGACTGGCGTACCTCCCGCTCTGACCGGCTACGCTACTCATGCTGGCCCCCCGTCGCATGCCGCCCGCGCAGACATCGACGCCTACCTTGCCCGTCCGATGGAGGGCGACTTCCTCCTCGGTGCCGAGGGCTTCGAGCGTCGCACCGGGCTCTCTGCAGACATCGACGCCTATCTGGCGCGCACCGCGCCTGAGAACGGCGACTTCCTCCTCGGTGCCGAGGGCTTCGAGCGTCGCACCGGGCTCCCTGCAGACATCGACGCCTATCTGGCGCGCACCGCGCCTGAGAACGGCGACTTCCTCCTCGGTGCCGAGGGCTTCGAGCGTCGCACCGGGCTCCCTGCAGACATCGACGCCTATCTCAACCCACCGGTGCCGGCACCGTTTTACGATTTCCCACCCTTCCCCGGGCGCAGCGGGTATGGCGGGGACCCAGACTTTGGGCCAAATAGCTTGGCGTCCATCCCCGAAGTTCTGCGGGGGCGAGTCGTCTTTGCTCCCGACGGGACCATGTCGTTCGAGATGCCCCCCGCACCTACCCTTGACGAGTCGCGGGCTGCCCTGTCCGATACGTTTATGGGGGCCATTGAAAAGGACGAAGACCCGACGGCCACTGAAGATCCAGCCGCAGCAAAAGACGCCCCTGTTGCCCCCCGCCTGCCCGGCGGCCCAAGTGGGCCTAGCGGCTCCGGCTCCGGCTCCGGCGCGAGCGCCGCCCCTGTCTCGTCCTACGAGCAAGAGCTCATCGACGCCATGAAGCGGTCGGAGAAGCGCGCAACGCAGGACAAGTGGCTGGCACTGGCGCAGGCTGGTCTGGCGCTCATGTCTTCTGCACAGCCGACGCTCGGCGGTGCCATTGGCGAAGCCGGACTTCAGGGTCTTGGTGCCTTCCGCGAAGGTCGCGACGCGTCCGAGGCCGAGCGCATGAAGCTGCTCGAAGCGCAGTATGCCGTGCAGATGGCTCGGCAGCAGGCGACCTCTTCTGGCGGTGGCGGTGGCGGTGGCAGCGGCTTCGACCTCGGCGACATCAAGGAGCTCGTGGGCCTGTCCGCGAGCTTCGGCGAGCAGATGGCTACCATGACCGACATGAACGGTAGTCCCATCCCTGCGATGCAGGACGAGTACGAACGGGCGGCTGCCGCGCGGGCGCAGTTGAACAACATGATCTATAATATGTCGCTCTACCTTTTCCCGCAGACAGGCTCTGGTCCTGCAGGGGCGACGGATGACGTTGACGACATCAGGTGACCCTAGCTTAGACCGCGTGATCTGCGTATAGTCGGTGTTACACACGGAGTAGCCCCATGTCCATCATCAGCGTCCCCGGTCCCATCAGCGGTAAAGGCTATCGCTTCCAGATCACCGGGGACACCCCGACGGTGGACGAGCAGCTGCGGATCGACCAGCGAATCAGCTTGAAAGAGCAGGCCTTCCGTGCCGATTACGAGTCGAAATATGGCGAGCTCAACTACGAGAACGGTTGGGAGCCCGCCGAGCAGACCGGCGAGTTCTTCAAAGGCATCGCCTCCGGCGGGCTTGGGATGGTGGAATCCGGCCTTGTTGGTGCCGCCACGCTGCTGCCCGAGTGGATGGAAGATCCGACGCGGGAATACATCAAGAGTACGGCATACGGCTGGAAGCCGCAGGCGGACATCGGCCGGGAAGACAGCACCATGGGCGCTCTCGGCTCAGGGCTTGGCTCTCTGATCCCTATCGCGGCTGCGACCTATTTCACGGGCGGCCTCGGGGGTGCTGCACTGTCGGGCGGCGCAGGTGTCGGAGAAGCATCAGAGCGTGCACGCGGTGCCGGTGCCACAGAGGAAGAGCGGACCAAAGCCGCGGCCCTTGGCATCATCCCCGGTGCATTCGATTACCTGCCTGTCGCGAGCATGGTCAGCCGGTTCGGCTCGCCTGTCGTCAAGGGGCTCAAAGCGACGCTCGGCCGCGTTCTTTTGCAGGGTGGGGAAGAAGCGCTGCAGGAAGCTGCGCAAGAAGCTGCGCAGAACCTGATCGCGAAAGAGGTCTACAACCCGGATCAGGAGATCGTCGAGGGCGTGGCCGGGGCCGCCGGCATGGGCGGCAGCGTTGGTGCTCTTGCACAGTCTCTCGTGGAGCTTGTTCTGCCGGGCAAACCCCGCCGTCAAGCACGCATCATACCCGCAGGTCCGGGACCAATATCCCCCGGCCCTGCAACAACGGGCAGCAAAACAACGGTCACAACCGGCGGTCAGACCGTCACGCGCGTGAAACTCAGCGACGGTGCAGTGCTGGAGTTCGGGAGTAGCCCGACTCAAGCGCAGATTGACGCAGCACTGGCCCAGTACAACGCTACGAAGGAAGCCCCGCCTTCCCCGCCTCCCCCGCCTCCCCCGGCGACTGGGGGCGTAAGCGTCGACGAAGATGTCGTCGACGTGCAGAGTGTCTTTGAAGCGCGCAGGGCGAGGCTTGAAGAAGCCGGGGCGACGCCTGCTGAGGCACGTGCCGGAGCTGCGAGCGCGGCGCTCGACTATATGGACACCCTGCCTGCAGACCTAGCCGCGAGGCTCTCGTCACATCACAGTGTGCTGGAGCGGGCGGCCGGGCGCAAGCCCGTTGGCACGCCGCCTCCGGTTGCCCCGCCCCGAAGCACGTCCACGCGCGGTGATATGTCCCCCTCCCTGCCGGATGCGGCCTACGCGTCTGAATTTGGTCCGACAGGGAAGCCGGACCTTTTTAGTACACCTGCGACGAAAGCTACGCCTGCGACGGGTACCGCGTCGCCTCCGCCTGTGGCAACCCTCACCCCGGACTTCGTCACCAGCACTCTTGGGTTTGCCAAGGGCACAGCTCTTGCCAAGGCGGCAGCGAACGACCCTGAACTTGCCAGCAAGCCTCTCTCAGACCCGAAGGTGCAGGCTCGGCTGAACAGCCTGCTGTCCAACACCGTGGTGCCCGCGGCGCGCAAGGACGCAATCCGTGCGGCGATGGCCACGCCTGTGCCCGCGTCGCCTCCGCCTGCGCTGTCCAACTACGAGGCCGAAGCCGACGCGTTTGAACGGGCTGTTCCGCCCGTGGCTGCGCCCGTGGCTGCGCCCGTGGCTGCGCCCGTGGCTGCGCCCGTGGCTGCGCCCGTGGCTGCGCCCGTGGCTGCGCCCGTGGCTGCGCCCGTGGCTGCGCCCTCGCAGGCTGTCGCCGATACCATGGCCGAGGAGCGTGTTCTCCGTCGACTGGCAGCGGGATCAATATCAAACCTAAAGAGCAGGTCAGATCTGCCCGCAAAGAACGTCGCTGAGCTGGAAGCAAGGCTCGTCGAAGCGCGTGCTGCTGCCGCAACCCTGCGGAAGGGGGTGCCCGCCGACGTGCTCAAGCGGACTATGTCCGGTGATGAGGTGCCCGCAGAACTCCACGAGGCCGTGGAGAAACTGCAGGTGAAGGTAAACTGGGCACGGGCGGCGGCAAACACGGCCAAGGCCGCGGTGCCCGCCAAACCTACCCACCCGGCGCGGCCCAAGAGCCTTGCGGCTTACAACGAAGCCTTGACCAAGCTACGCGACCTCGAGACGCAGCTCGCCGCCGCCCAAGAAACCCTCTCCGTGTCGGAGATGTCGGCAGCAATGCGACGCCGCGTGGACACCGCAGAGAACGTAACCGAGAAGGACCAGAAGGCTTACGTGAAGTATGTAGGCGCCCTCCGCGAGGCACACGGCCTACGACAGGAGCTGGACACCGAGCGCGCTCGTGCGGAGGCTCTCGAGCCGCCTGCCCCGACGATGCCCGATTTGAACACCCCCGTGACCCCCGACACATGGTTGACTGCCCAGCGGGGGATGTCGCCCCCGGTGCCCGCTGCGCCCTCGCAGGCTGTCGCCGATACCATGGCCGAGGAGCGTGTTCTCCGTCGACTGGCAGCGGGCTTCATAGAACGCACGACAGAGATCTATCGCAAGTTGACGTCCAGTCGCGGCGCCATCAACAACCGCTACTCTTGGGTAACCATCCCAGACCAGACCACGCTCGAGGACAAGCAGGCAGTTCTCACCCTCCTTGGGCGCGTCCCCAACGAGGAGCAGTCGAAGCGCGGACATCCAGTGGCGGGGCGGTTAACGCCCCAAGAGACGGCCGCGAGTCTGTATTTCAGCAAGGTGGTCCGCCCGCAGGACGCCATCGACCTGATGATTGACGATACCATCGTAGATTACGATGTGTACCGCGAACAGCCTGACGTGGTCGGGGAAGAGGCTGCGCTGAAGGAATTGTTCCGTGGCACCGGCTCCAAGGCCGCCAAGCTCGCCCTCGAGTGGGTGCGGGCCAACATGTCACCGAAGACGAACCGGCGCGTAGACAACTTGGCGATGATGAACGCCCAGTGGACCGAGAACCAACAGACGTGGACTGGGCTATCCATGGCAGACCTCAACAATCCGGACACAGCCCTTTCGAGAAGCCTTCCCGACCGGGTTGTCGTGAAGCGCGCGGCGAAGAAAAAGCACAAGGAAGACCTCGCGGCAGCGCTCAGGGACTTCTTCGACGACGCGGGTGTGACTATTGCCAAGATGGCCAAGCGTAACCCGCTCGTCGGACTCGACACCCGCCTGCACTACACTGTCAGGCTGGCCCTCGTCAACGGGAACCTGCGCATGGCGCTGCGGGCTTTGGCGGTAACCTCGCCGAGCCCTGACGTTCGAGCCCTTGCAACAGCCCTTGCGGATCGTGTCGGCACAACGCGTGTGGAGATTGTCGAACCGGGCACAGAGGGGTTTAACTTACTCACCGACGAAGGTTCCGACGCTGGGTACACCTCCGCGACAGCGACTGAGCCTTACTGGCAGAACCTGATCTTGCTGCACCCGACGCGGGGCGTCAACGCCCACGCCCTTCTACACGAGATGATGCACGCCGTCACGGCTACCATCGTGCGCGACCCGCCGAACCACCCGGTAACGGAGCAGTTGCAGGCCCTGCTGGAGTCGGTGCGCAAAGAAGGACCCGCGCCAGTCGACGGCGTGTATCCGGATGGCTTCTATGGTCTGACGAGCGTCGAGGAGTTTGTGGCTGAGGTCATGGGGCGCGTCGGAATCGGATATAAAGACAACGGGCTGCGCGATCTGATGTCCCGTACGATGGCAACCCGACCGGGAGCACCGCCGCTGACCAACGGGCAGTGGTTCTTGGAGATTATTGCCAACATGGCCAACTGGATGATGGGTCGGCCGACCAGACCTTGGCCGCGCAGGATGAACCGCAAGGTCATTCAAGAGACAACCCTCGACGCCGCCGAGCGCCTGATCAAGGGTATCATGTCCCCGGCACAGCAGGCGCTCCCGGCAACAGTTCTGGCGGACGCGGCGACCAACCCGACGATTGCCCGGCTGGCTATGAGGAACGCGGTCATGTCCGCACCCGTCTGGGATGCGGAGGGGCGAGAGCGCCTGCGGTCGAACCTGCGAGCGAGCTGGTCCTCCAAGGCTCGACAAACCTTGCTTGGGGCCCTGCAGTTGAGCTGGCTCGCCGACATTACCGGCAAGTGGCTCCCGGAAGTACGGGAGCTGCAGCGGCTCGACGATCTCAAGCGCGGGTACTTTGACAGCCTGTACCGCAAGACCAAAGTGACGATGGACGATATTTCAAAGTTCCTTTCCGCAAACCCGGACGGGTTCCGCGAGCTTATGGCCCTTGAAGGTCAAGCCACGCTCGCCGGGGTGGACCCAACCAAACCGGGGACTAACTACGACGGGGACCAAGAAAAGCTTTCCGAGTGGCACGCGCTTTCCCTCAGGCTCGCCGCGCTCGGGCCCGACGCCAAGGCGCTTTTCCAGAAGCTGCGCAATCACAACACTGCGTATCGCAAGGAAATCGAGTCGGCCTTGTGGGAGCAGGTCAAGGCCGTCACCGCCGACGAAGTGACGCGCAACAACCTCTATACCAAGCTGATGGAAAAGCTCACCTCGGAGGGGGTCATTGACCCGTACTTCTCTTTGATGCGGGAAGGGGATTTCTGGTTGGCATACACTGCCGAGGATCTTTCAGCCTCGCCAACCACGCTCGACGGGGTGACCCGCTACCCGCCCGACCGCTTTGTGCACGCATTTTCGTCAGCGTGGGAGCGTGACAGGGTCATCCAGAAGATCAAGGCGGCGCGAAACGACCGTGGGGAGCCGGTTCTTATCGGAGAGCCCGAGTCCTTCATGCGCCAAGACGCGTTCAGTTCGGATCGCAGTGTGCAGCCGGAGTTCATCCAGTCTACGTTGCAAATCATCAACAACATCCTCCCGGGCAGGGAGTTCGACGCTGAGCGGGGCGCGGCAGTTGAGGCGATCCAAGATCTGTTCATGAAGTTCACTCCGGCCCACTCGCTGCTGCGGTCGTTCACCAAGCGCAAGGGGGTCAGAGGCTTCATCGGAGACGTCACTCCCGCAGGCATCATCGACACTCCACACAACATGGCCCATGTACTGGCAGAGAAGGCGTCGAGCATGGCGCACCAGCTGGCAAACATGAAGTATGGGGCCAAGGTTCAGGCTCTGACGAACAAGGCGCAGCAGACCTACTCTGAGCAGAACGCACGATCGGACCTCAACTCTGGGGACAAAGTCGAGCTGAAGGCTTATTACGAGGAGTTCAGACTGCGGGCGGCGTTTGTGAAAAACCCGAAGAGCAGCCGTGGCGCGCAGATGGTGCGGGGCATAGCGTTCAACATGACGCTGGGCTTCAACATCTCCGCGATGACAAACGCCCTCTTCCAGATCCCGATGGTTGCCTACCCGATACTTACCGGGCGCTACGGGAGTAAAGCGACGCTGAGGGCGCTCGGGTTTGCCACCAAGATGTTGGCAAACGCGGGAAAAACATACCGACAGACTGCTTTCGGCGCCGAGGGCGATGAGGCGAGAACGCAGTCCGACGTAGACCACATTGGTGCCATAACCAACTATTTCGAGGTGGCAGAGGACGGCACGCTGCGGCTGCGCACCGACGCGGACGCGCCGAACTTCCTACTCGTCGACGCAAACGCAGACCCCACCTCGCCAAAAGAGGTGAAAAATGCAGAGCTGCGCCGCCGCATCGGCGAGATGGACGCTCTCGCCGAGGCCCTGTCCTCCCATGGCATGCTGACCCACTCGCAAGGTATGGAACTGCTGGCCGCGGACAACGATTGGCTCACCAGCCTCAACAAGTGGTCGGGCTTCGGACTGCACCACGCAGAGCGGTACAACCGGCAAGCCACGGCTATTGCGGCCTATACGCTGGCGCTTGGCAAGGTGCGTGCGGCAGACGGTAGCGTTACCCAAGCGGACAAGGTGGCTGCCGCAGAGGAGGCGCTCTTTACAGCCGACGAAGTCAACGGCAGCATCGGCCACGCGGTGGGGTCACGGATCGGGTTTACCGGTGTCGGCTCCGTGATCATGCTGTTCAAAAACTACGGTCTGTCGATGGCCCGTACCCTCGTCAAGATAACAAAGGCTGCACTCAAGACCATCGACCAGAATCTCGGCCCCGAACACGCCCAGTACGCTCGGGAGCAGCGTGCGATCGCACGCTACCAACTCGGTGGGCTGCTTGGCGCCGCTGCGCTGTTCTCCGGGGTGCAGGGTCTGCCGTTCTACGGCGAGCTCATGTCTCTGCTGAACGCCCTGTTTACGGACGACGATGAGGAAGACTTTGAGACGATCCTGCAGAAATACATAGAGCAGCCCTTCTACCACGGAGCCGTCAACTACCTGAGCGGGGCCGAGGTCGCGTCGCGGATATCGTTCAGCGGGCTGTTCTTCAGAGAGAACAAAATCCAGAAGGATCAGTTCTGGCTATACGACCTGATCGAGACTTTCGGCGGCCCAGCTGTCGGTGTGGCGATGAACGCGTCCCGAGGGGTTGACCTTATTGCGCAGGGGGAGGTGTATCGCGGCGTAGAGGCCATGGCGCCCGCAGTGGTAAGAAACCTGATGAAGAGTGGTCGCTACGGCTTTGAAGGCGCGCGAACAATCCGGGGTGATGAAATCATACCGCTATCCAAGTGGGATATCGCGCTGCAGATGGCTGGGTACACTCCCGCGGTCTATGCGCGCCGGCAAGAGACTGTGTCTGGCGAGCGGAAAATCCGGGAGTCGATACGCAAGGAGAAGAGCAGCCTGTACCGCAAATACTTCCTCGCCCAGAATGAGGGGGACTACGAGGAGGCTCGCGAGATCATGCGCGAGATGCAGGAGTTCAACAAACGCAACCCGACCACTGCTATCACGCGGGATACCCTGAAAAAGTCGATGGACGCTTACAAGAACCGGACGGCGGAAATGATCAGCGGCGTGAGCTTCAGCAAGTCTGATCGTCCCCTCGTTCTCGCCAGTCTTGCGGAGTACGACGACAACCCTACCCTCTGGTCCGGCGAATAAAAAAAAGCCCCCGCCGAAGCGGGGGCAAGAGTCCACACAGGAAATGATGTGCCGGCATGGCGGTGCTAGCACACTACGTGGACTATATCATGTGGTCCTCCATAACCGCAACCCCAAGATACCGGCCTCAACCCTAACCCTTGTGGTGCACAGTATCCCATAATCACGGGACAAGGTACGCAGCTGCACTCGAGCCAGCTCGACATTGACGCAGGGGATGAAGCACGAGTCCCCCACCTCCATCTCGAACCACGGTATCCGGATGACGAGGCCGTCCGGGTTAAGATCACGCAGGCGTTTCTGGGCCATCCTCGGGTCCGATATCCATGTCCAGTGCGATACAGGCCGCCGGGGGCAAATTCATCGCCGTCCCGCGCGTAAGTTTCACGTTCATCCGCTTGGCTCCGTGGTTGGTGCAGAGTTCGTCGATTGTTGAGGCGAAGTTGAACTGCTGCTCCCCGAGCCACGTCCGGAGCGGTTTGACCAGAAGATACAGGCGCCTCTTGTCGGTCTCGTAGCGACCGATAATCTCGGTGCCTTTCGGCATCTGTTCCGGCACAACGAGCAGGTCGAGGCCGTTGTTGTGCCCGTTGCGGCCGGTCGCCGTTGACTGGATTTGCAGGATGCGCCCCCAATTCTGGTAGACGTAGTCCGTCACGACCGGGAGTGCGTCGATGGTCATCGCTCCGCTCGCTTGCTGGTTAACCTGCAAGACCTTACGCAAGACATAGTCGCGCAGCCCCTTCACGTCGTAAGGCAGCAAGCCGAGGTGATTGCAGATCACTGCGGCCGATATGGTTGCTGCCGCGACCGCAGACCAGAACCGATTTTCAGGGCCGAGGTTGGCGGCGCGGTCGATCTGGCGCTGCATGGTGGTCAGGAGAATGTCTACCTGATCCTTGTTCTGCATGACGTAGCGCACGAAGATTTCGCCAGCGTGCCCGTGGTGTTCATGCAGCTGGCGCGTGAACTTGTCGGTGACTTCCTTGTCTTCGGCCGCCGTGAAGAGCTTGCTGACCTCGATCTCCAGCACGCGCTGCGCTTCCGCTTTCGGCATGGTCTTGGCCATGGACACCTTGTCGATCAGGCTGGTGTTGCCGGTGCTGATGAACAACAGGTTCCACGGTTCCCCCCGATAGCGCTCGACGTTACCTGCGGCTGTTAGACGGTTGCGCTGCTGCCCGCCGGTGATCTGGTAGATCATGTCCGACGCGTCGGTTGGACGGATGTTGGTGATTTCGTCCATGCACACGGGGACGCTGTGCAGAAGGTCAGCCCGGTTCATCTTGGAGTAGTAGGTGTCGCGCTCCCCTATAAGAAGGCGAGAGGGATCGCCCCACGGGGACAGCGCCGCCTGTAGCGCTGTTGTTTTCCCGAAACCCGAGTCCTTGGACCAGAGGTGGATCAACGCCGCGTTGATCGGTAGGAATTTCATGAGCACCGACCCAAAACCGGCGCACACCACGAATTGATGCAGCTCGAAGCCGGGGCGGTGGTAGAAGTTCATGGCCTCCTTCCACCCATCGAGGGTGCCTTTGGGCTCGAAATAGTCCATCATGGAGCGTGTGGCGGTCGACGGGGCGTTGTACTCGGTGCCAGTGGCGGTCACCAACCTCTCGCCTAGCACGAAACCGTTGAAGTCTTTGTCCCACCCAAATTGGCGGCGAGCGTTGTCGGCGACGGTAGTGTACTGCAGTTCTTTCACCCAAGTCTGCGTGTAGGCCATGAGAGTGTCCACTTCCTTGTTGATGGCAGCCACGCCCTGCATGGCCAGCGTTTTCCTAAACTCTTCTTTCGAGGTGACAGCGTACAGCGGCACGACGAAATTCCTGACCCCGTCCCTTGGTAGGTGGTGGCGCATTTCGACGATTTCGCCCATCTCTGGATCAGTCAACCGACGGACGACATACAAGTCATTGTGCCAGACAATGCGGGTATCGTCTTCCTCCCCCGGCTCTCCCTTTACCTTGAGGCCCACGCCACCGCTCGGCAGCCTGAAGTATGGCGCCGGGTACAGGGGTATTTCGCCCGGCTTGGGTGCCGCCGTAGGCGTGTCGTCGCGGAGCTTTACCGGTTCAGATGCCACCTCGGGCGCTATCTCGGCAACCAGTTTGCCTATGGATATCGGGGACTTGATCTTGCCCCAGAGGGGACACCCGGCGCAGATCCCGGGGTTTATATTGTCGAAGGACGCGCACAAGTATGGGCCCTTGACGAGAGCCGCCTTCCCCTCCGTCTCTTTCGGGTCGTACTCTGGGTGCCCCTGCGACACCCAGTGAATGGCCGACTTCTCTTTGCAATGGGCTGCAATGGACAGGCCCGCCCGCCACAGCGGCTCCGACACCGACGCGGGGTCAGCCAGCATCTGTCCGATCTGCGCGCACCCCGTTCCGGCGATGGTCTTGCGGGCGATTTTTTTGAACGAGGACTCAAAATTGCCCATCAGGGCTTTCATGGTCTCACTCACCGCCGAGGCCACCGCTGCCGAAATCACCGGCATGGGGGCATTCTCGAACAACCCCGCCATGGTGCCAACCTTGGCGGGCACCGCAACTTTCCCGGCGTGGGGGGCCAAGAGCCCGTCAATCAGCTCCAGCGGCAACGGCTCGTCACCACCAGCGAGGATCGCAACAGGCTTCGGTGGGTCGTCTTTGTGGTTGTGCGTCCCGGGAACGCGCAGAACGCGCGCTGCGTCTGATGTCGCGGTCGTATCTGTCCGCAGGCCAAGAGCCACGCAGGCGGCCTTCAGGCGCAGCGCCACAGGGTGCCACGCAGCCACCGGCACGGACGCAGCCAAGGGCCAGTAGACGTGCAGGCCGCGGCCAGAGTTGACGATGATCGGCTTCGGGAGCTTGGTCTGCTTGACGAAGGTGCGCAGCGCCCGCAGTGCTTCGGTCTGGTCCGGATAATCTTTGGTGGGACCGCAGTCCACGTCGAGGTAGAGAGAGCCCATGCTCGCAACATTTGTTGCTTCGCGGCTCCCGTCTGTCTCGAACCGCCCGAGGGCAAAATAGGCGTCCCATCCGCCTGCGTCGAGGTTCCCCGCCCCCTGTAGAAGGCCTTCGACCGAGTTGAAGAACTTCTGCTTGCGCCGCCTTGACTGTGTAAGCCCCAGTGCGCAGTAAAATCCGGCGGTGCCCAAGACCCGCCGTAGAAAGTCTGATGTATCCATAGCCGCCACTCTGAGGGAAAGCCACGCCGGGGTTTCCCTCCCCGGCGCAGGATTATTGCAGTCTCGGAGCGACGTCAGTCTTCCGAGTCATCCCACTGGCTGATGACGCTGGCGAGGTCGGTCTTGGTGACGCTGCCGACAGCACTCTTCGCGGTGCGCTTGATCGGCTCCTCATCCTCGTCTTCTTCGACGGGCTTGGTTTTTGCCTTCGGCTTGATCGGCTCCTCATCCTCGTCTTCTTCGACAGGCTTGGTTTTTTCCTTCGGCTGCGTCTTCGGCTTGGCCTTCGGAGCTTCTTCCTCCTTGACCTCGATCGCCCGCGTCTTCGGGTTGTAGCTATGGGTGCCCCCTGCGGAGACCCCAGCCGTCTGCGACACCGTCATGGTGATCGCTGCAAGCGCCGCGGCGCTGTCCTTGGCATCGACCGCGACCTGCAGTTCTGCCTCACTCAGCGGGCGGACCGGCTTGAAGTAGAGCTTCGGGGTCTCGGTGTCTTCGTCAAAGGAGATACCCGTCACCACGGCGATGGCCGGGGTGTTGTGCGCAGCGAGCAGCTTGGCGTAAGCCTGCATGCCCATGTTCCCCGCCTTGGCTTCCCCGAAGATTGACGTCGCCGGGAGCTGCATCTGGTAGACGGTGTTCTCGGTGTCGCCTTCGACCGTCACAGCAAGACGTTGGCTGTATCGGCAGGCACGGCTGTCGCCTTGCCCCGAACCTTTCACGTTCATCGGGCAGTTTGCGCAGCTGGGGGACATCCGCTGATCGGCAGGCACGTCCGCGTTCGGCGCCTTCGTGTCCGAGGACCAGCACTGCGGCGGCGTCGCCACATTCGGGTTGTAGGTCCCCTCGAAGTAGGTGCGGCCGATCGGTGCGGCGTTCACGATGACCACATTCAGTTGGTCACCCTTGAACACCCGCACCTGCTCGCCGCCGACGATCTCGCGGAAGCGGCCGCCCTTGATGCTGATACGCGGTGCACCTGTGCCGGAACCAGCAAGGGTCTTGTTCATGCCCAGCAGGGACTTGAACAGATCGCTGCCGGCCAGTGCGTTGCCTTTTCCGCCGAAAAGGGTCATTTCGCTCGTCATTTGTCGTCTCCTTCGTGTGTGGATTGCGCTTTCAGCGCGGCTTCTACCGCGGCCAAGTCGAACCGGTAAACCGAGCCGAGACGGATGTAAGCCGTCTTAGGCACGATGCCTCGGTGCGTCCAGTTGCGGAAGGTCGATGTTGACACCTGAAAATGCTTCGCAGCCTGCTCCAGTGTCAAGAAGGTTGTTTGGGTCATGTTTTCCTCACCGAGAGTGTGTACTCCGAGTCGATATTCAACGCCGGAGGTGGGTTGTCGGGATTTTCCTCGATGAAGGCCCTCACGGAAGTCTGGTTCAGCCGCTTCTCAAGGAAGTCCGGTACGCCGTTCTCCATGATAAATGCGTGCATTGCAGCCCAGTCTCCGGTCCAGTACCGGGTCTTGACGCTGCGGTAAAACAGACCACTTGACGTGCGGACCGAGTCCACACCGTGTTCCTTGCAGTGATCGAGGAGCGCCCGCTTGATCGCGTCCATCTGGTCAGTCAGCACCTTCTCCTCGGCCTCAAAGCTGGCCTTGAGTTCAGCCTTGGCGTCCCGGATGCGGATGTAAGCCTTGGTCAACTTCTCGAGCGTCTTCGCGCCGGCATCCGTTGTCATTGGGTGGTCTCCTGTGGTGGTTGTGTGGTTCTATTCGCATATCGTGGCTTAGTCAAGCACCTCCTTGTACAAATCTACAAGCCGCGTGTTTGCCTCCACACGGCGGTCCAGCATGGCGTAGAGTTTGCGCTCGACAGGCGACCCCTGTAATTGCACAACCGTGCATTTGTGGGCCTGCCCTGCGCGGTGCACCCGGGCGTTTGCCTGTGCATAAATCTCCATGGAGGCGACCGGGCCCCACCAGATGACCGTGTCAGCTGCCGTGAGCGTCACGCCGTGCGCAGCAGCCTGTGGCTGGATCAGAAGCACCTGCGGATTTTTCTCTCGCTGGAACCGGTTGAATATCTCGGTGCGACGGTTGACCGGCACGTCACCGCGGATGATGTCGACGGTGTACCCGTCGGCGCGCATCTTGTCCGTCAAGAGGTCGATCACGTGGATATAGGGGACGAAGATCAGTACCTTCTTGGCCGCTTCGGCGATGGCCTCCTCCATCACCGAGTAGCGGTGGCGGATGTCGAACTCCAGCGTGTTCCCCTCTGTGTCGTAAACGGCGCCGGCCGACACTTGCAGGAGCTTGTTCATCTGCACGGCGGCGTTGACGGCCGTCACGACTGACCCGGCAGCCTCCATCACCAGCTCTTTGCGCAGCAGCTCGTAGTATTTCCGCTGCTGCCGGGTCAGCTCCACCTCACGCTTCACGTAAAGCTGCTCAGGCAGGTCGAGGCATTCTTCCTTGGTGAACCGGATGGCGGGCTGCAGCGCCCGGTGCACGATCTCGTGCGACTCTGGCCGGGGCTCCCATTTGAACTGGGATATCTTTATCATCACCATGTCCTTGAAGCTGCCAAACGTGCGGGGCACCCCTTTGGGATTGACGAGCTTGGCAAGGCCGTAGGCATCTTCCGGCCCCTGCGCGGCGGGCGTTCCAGTCATCATCCAGAGGCGAGGGTTGCCCAGCGTCTGTAGCAGGTTCTTCAGCACCTTCCAGCGCTTGGTCTGTGCGTTCTTGAGGCCCGTACATTCGTCGACGATGACAAGGTCGAAACCACCCGCTGCCAGTTCCCTCTGCACAACATCAACGCCGTCGAAGTTGATGACAACAAACTCGCTGCCTTGGGCCAACACCTTGCGGCGTTTCTCGGCACTACCGTGGGCGATTGCCACTGTTCGGTGCATGGCGACAGTGAAAAGGTCCGCGCGCCACGCCACATCCATGATTGACACCGGGCAGATCACCAGCACTCGGCGAACCGCGCCGATAGTCATCAGGTAATCGGCTGCCCAAATAGCACTCGCAGTTTTTCCGACCCCCTGTTCAGAGAAGCAGAACGCGGCATGGTTCAGCGTCAGAAACGCAGATGTCGTCTTCTGGTGGGCCATGGGCGTGAACTTGCCCGGCCAGTTGTATCTCCCCTCGATAGGTGACGGTGCTTTGATCCCCATATCGCGCAGCCGTTTGGCTTGGTTCAAGTCCCATTTGACCAGCACGTCGTTCGGACCGACCCGCTCGGCATGGTCAAGTGCGGCCAATAGGTGTTCGGGCTGCTTCACACGAAGCAGCAGTGCCTTGTTGTCGATGATCTGCATGTTTACTTCGTCTCGCCTTTCTTGTGCCCGTTGCGGGCACGGTTCCTGCTTGGAGCCTCCAGCTTGTAGCCGTCGGCGTTCGTGCCCCCTTTGGCGAGGGCCTTCTTGTGGCTGATGTCCTTACCCGTGCGGGCAGACTTGCCGTTCTTGGCGTCGAACGCCCGGCGAGCACGCTGCCGCTCCATGCGGTCCGCATTCTCGCCACGTTCCAGCTGCTTCTGGTATTCGTGTTTGTAAGGGCGAGGCGATTTCGTGTAGGGCATGGCAGGTCTCCTTGGGGTGTGCCCACAGCTTACCACATCATCCGTTGTGAGGGCACTCGGTTACTGGGCAATAGTTGCGGCACAAGCCCGAGGGTTTCGCGTTCCAGACGCCGTTGTCGTAGGCGGCGGTGAGCTGGCTGTATTTGGCCAGCCAGTCGGCCCACATCTTCTTGCGATCCTTCCGGAGGTACACACCATCGACCGCCTCTGTCGGCACCACGAAAAGGAGCTTGCCGCGCACTTCCTTGATCTCCGGGAACAGGATGAAGATCATCATCGACATCAGCTCCAGCTGCCCGGTGTCGGCGTAGCGGCTGCTCTTGCCCGTCTTGTAGTCGACCACATAGGCCACGCCCTTGTTCCGCTGCAGGATGATCAGGTCGCCGATGCCCCGCACGAAACAGTCCTTGGCGAAGAACTCGCAAGGCTCGAGCTTGTCGTTCAGGGCCATCTTGAGCTCGCAGAAGCGCTCACCCTTGATCGCCCGCAGCGCGTCCAGCAGGGGCTTCACGTGCGCAAACCGAAACTCCAACGGGGTCTCGTCGCGGACGTAATCCTCGCAGGCCTTGTGGAACTCGGTGCCGTAGGTCGTGGCGACCGTAGGGGCGCTGACGTAGTCCTTGGCCACCCGTAGGTGGTAGTACTGCTTGGGACAGGTCAGGAAGCCCTTGAGGCTGCTGAACGACCACGCTGGAAGTTTCACACCCACGCCCATACCCCTTTGTGGTTCTCGGCAATCTTGCCTGTGTCGCGCAGCTCTTTCCACGCATTACTGTTCTTTCGCGGCAATTTCTCGACAAACGGCCGAGGCTTCGCCCCGATGTCCATCAGGATGTCTTCAGCCTCACGGATATACCACTGGAAGTCCAGATCCAGCGGCAGCTGGTCTGGCAAGTCCATCAGGGGGCGTGCACCGTCGGAGCGAGGCACCGTGTTGCCGTTGGTGGCGTAGTGCATCGCACCCTGCTCCTGCGTCGAGTAATACCAGCGGATAGCCTTGCCGACAGGCTCGCCGTCCTTCACCGCGCCGCCGTTCACGGTACGAAGTGTCAGGAACTTGGTGATGTCGCGGCACCCGCAGATCGTGTGCTGCACGGCTGTGCCCCGTAGCAGGTACGCAATGACAGCCTCGGTGCAAATCGTGTTCTGTGGGTTCTTGGACAGCGTCGGAGGACCATACGCCCCCTTACCCTTGACACCGCCGTCGTCCTTGATCGCGATGTAGTTGTTCACGTCGCGCGAATAGAGCGCCTTGTAGGTCGTCTCTTCCGTCTTGAGGCCGGTGTGCTTCTCCCAGTGGGCGATGATCGTCTCGACGTCGCCCCGCATGTGGTGCGGGCACTTGATGACGATACCGTCAGTGTTGGCCGAGACCACGGGCACGCCGTAGCGCTCGAGAGCTTCGATCAACATGAGGATGGTGAACTGACCGGTCAGTGTCGTCCGGATCATGAACTCGGGCGAGTAGAGGGTGCTGTATCGGCTTGACGTCTTCCCGAAGGTTCCGTTGAGCACGATCTTGAGGGCGTTCGACTTCACCTTGTCGCCCGCGTGCTTGGCCGCGAGCCGCTCTTCGAGGATCTTGCCAAACACCGGGTTGAAGTATTCGCCGAACCCGCCCGGCTGCATGTTCATGTTCAGCATCATGCGCGGGTAGTAGCTCTCCACGTCCCGGTCGATCAGCACGTACTCTCCGTCGCTGAAGTGCGCGACCTCAGACTCTTGGCTATGCAGGCCACCGATGCCGATCTTGTATTGGCTGTTGCCAATCTTGATGACGAGTTTCTCAATGACGGCAGGCATCTTGACGTGACCGGTTTTGCCGTCGAGGGTCATCTCGGCCGCGCATACTGTGGCGAAGGTTTCGCGCAGCTCGGGTGTGGAGAACTTCACATATGCCGGAGGCTGGTAGAAGAAACGGTCGTTGCGCGCTATCGTCTTGGCAGGCTGAGACCCCGTCATGCGCGTGTACTCGGCCTTGAGCACGGCTTCGGCGATCTGTGCATTCGACTTGGATCGCAGGTCGACCCCGTAGGTCTTGCTCATGGTGCGTCGGATGTCGATTTGTTCACTCAAGGCGTTGTAGAGCATCTGCGTGACCCGCAGGTCGTTCCGACAGTACTTGCGCAGCAGAGGCACCTGTTCGGGCTGGATTACAGCCGACGGTTCAATCGGAAGCTCCTGCAATCGCGGGCTGTGCAGACGCCCGCCGTATATCTTCAGGCTCACCATACCCGGGGCGACTTCGATCAGGTCGATGTGGTTCAGCTCCGGCTCGCGCAGGCCCTCATCGCGGTAGAACGCCCACGGCTTCACGTTGCGCTCGATGATCCGATCGCTGGCCCGCTTTGCCTCCACCGTGTCTTGGTTGATCAGCATGTGGGTCAGCACCGGGATGTCGTAGGTGTTCCCGTTGAAGGTGACGATTTCGGCGTCCTCGTGCGAGATAGCCTTGTAGAAGTCCGGGGCAGACAGGCCGCTGTGTTCGCCGTTGAACACCTCGTAGCGCGCGGTGCGACCATCCTCGCCCATGATCAGGGCGAGGAAGTAGTTTTTGTAGACTTCGATGTCGAGGAAGAGGCGCATTGCTAAACCTTTATTTTCTCAGAGTGCAGGTGAGTAGACCGAACGCACGGTGCCGTAGGCAGGGTGCCCTGACCAGAAGCCCTCGATCCACATTCGTGCCAGTCCGTCGTCGTGCACATGGGCGCGGGGCAGGTGATCTGAACAGCGGCGCCAATGGCCCCGGCTGTAGTGAAGCGGCATGTGCCGCCCCGTCCCGACGCTCTCGCCGGTTTCGAGTTTTGGCTTTGTCAGGTTCCATGAAATCACGCTGACGCGGTTTCCGGTCCCACCCCCGAAACGCTTGTCCAGCCTGCGTCGGTTTGATCGCGGCAGCGAAGACGAAACCGTGTAGTTTGGAGTGTTCAGCAGAACAAGCAGGTTCACTAAAAACACGAGTGCGTCCCGCATGTCATTCTTAGTGGTCCCCCTAAACGGTTCTCCGGCCCTGACGTAAATATCCCCGCCGCGGAAGGAGCCAAAGTTCTCGTATAGTCCCGTCGCTGTGTGGACGAAGACACGCACATAGCCGTCGTCCACCGTTTCGAACAGCAGGGCCATGGGGAGCACACCCAACCCGTCCAACGTGTAGTCCGCAACAACAAACATCCGCTTTGAGTAAAGCTTGGCCGTGAGCGGGACGGGATCGCCGTATTTCTGTCCACCCTCCATGTTTTTGGCAGTATCAACAATATCCGTGTTGACTAACACGACCGTGTCGCCCGGGCCCAGATTTTCCATAGCCAGCCACGCTTCTAAGCGTGATGCCACGTCCGTCACAGGAAGCCCCCGTGCGTCTGGTCGATCATCATCAGGTGTTCCGCCTGCGAGCGGGCGTCGTCGAGAGCGTTGTGGTGCGTTCCCGAGCGCTCGAGGACGACATCCGGGTACATGTTCTTCACTGTGCGGTAGCAGCGGTCCTGATAGAATTTCCACGGGGCCTTCATACCGAGGCGCACGTAAGTCTCCGACAAGATCACGTTGTCGAAGCTGGCACCGTTACCCCAGACCCCTTCGATGGTGTCGAGCGTGCTCAACCACGTCGAGAAGCGTGTCAGCGCCACACGAGGCTCGATGCCGCGCCGGGTTATAGCCTGCCGGGCCTCATCGCTCTGCCCAAGCCACCAGATAACCGTCTCCGGGTCCATGCTGGCACCGTCTCGGACGCCCCATGCAAGGTCGAGCACCTCGTAGAACTTGTCGTAAAGGCCCCCAGCTTCGACGCTACCATCCTTGTGTTGCCGATCCGGAATGAATGCGACAGCGCCGATTGCCAAGATAGGTGCGTTCGGGCGGGTGCCCATGGTCTCAAGGTCGATCATGATGTGCATCACAGTTCCCCTATCAGCAGCCATGCTGCGGCCAGATAGTTGATCGCCCCGAGCAGCTCGGCACGGGCCCGCTCGATCTCGGACCGGTCGTGCATACGCATCGCCTCCTGCCCCTTCTTCATCGCCTGCCCGATCTGGTAGCCGGGGCCGACCATGCGGGCGATTGTCATGATGGGCTGCTGGTCGAACGGCTCGTCGTTGGCGTGCCGATCCTTGCCCTTTCCCACGGCGGCCTGCTCGTAAGCTGCGGCCAGCGCAAACTCCAGCGCCTCGTAGTTCGGGTCTTTAACTCTGTGGTTCATGGTTTGCGTTCCTCACTGTAGCGTTGATAGATATACTTTGCCGCTGGATAGACACGCGACGGGGTGTCATTGGCGACGATCCAAAGCCCCACGACAGCCTCCCCGCCCGGCGTGGGACCGCAGTAGCCCATCACCAAAATACCGCCAGCGTCGTCCTTGATGAGGTTCATGCCCCCCAACCGGGCACTATCCGGGAAGGCAAACGGTGGGTTCTGGGGAGTTGCGCCAAACTTCGATGGTACGTCCGTCATTCCACACCCCCAATCGCGGCGCGGATGCGGGCGTCGTGGTCTGCTTGAGCGGCGGCTTTGGCCCCGGACCGCTTGTCAAAATCCCCCATATAAGTGCTCGGACCTACGCTGGCTCGC